ACAACGGAAAAGTATGGGTATTGTATTAAAACGTCGCGACAATGCCCCGATTGTAAAAGATGTGTATGGTGGCATTATTGACATTCTAATGAAAGAAAAAGACATTCAAAAGGCAGTGGAGTTTCTACAAGGTTGCTTACAAGATATAATCGAAGAAAAATATCCAATGGACAAGTTGATTATTACAAAATCATTGCGATCTAATTATAAGAATCCTAAGCAGATTGCACACAAAGTTTTGGCGGATAGAATGGGTAAGCGCGATCCAGGAAATAAACCCGGTAGTGGTGATAGAATTCCATTTGTGTATATTGAATCGAAAAAAAAGAATGCTCTTCAGGGTGATAAAATAGAGCATCCCGAATATATTATCAAAAACAACATTCGTCCTAATTACTCGTTTTACATTACAAATCAAATAATGAAGCCTGTTCAACAGGTATTTGCATTAGTATTGGAGAATATTGATTCATTTAAAAGAAAGAAGAAAAACTTTCAAATGAAGATAGATACGATTAAGCAAACTATTGATGATCCAGATAAATTAGCTACAAAAATATCAGATATGCGTAACAAAGAAGTAAAGATATTACTCTTTGACAAGTATTTACGGGAAACTGATAATATGAAAAATAACATGAAAAGTATTACATCATTCTTCGGATAAATATTCAAATGTGTAATATTTAATAATTCATATGGCTAGCTATATTCATATTCCAGTCATTCATAAGTCCACCTGATTGTATATTGGGGCTGAATGAATCTTCCCACAAGTCGGGAAACTGTGTAATGACATTTTTTTTATCAATAATACCAACAGTAGTAGATACTAATAACTCGAGAAGCTTTTTCTTGTGAAAATATCCGACAATTGCTTCTAGGGTTTCGTTTGAATCTTGTAGTTTGTTAAATTTTATTTCACAATATCCTGCATTATAGTTTATTTTGTCAAGTGGATCGTCATCCATAAAATTGGTTTTTAGACTAGACCATTTGGAAGTATTATTATGTGTGTGGGGTCTATAATAACGTTGCTTGTAATTCAATAAAAATAATGATATTATCAAAGTAAAAATCGTCATATCAAATCAATGTATAAGGTATGGTAATATTTCTATGTTTTATTTTTCTATGTTTTATTTTTCTATGTTTTATTTTTGTGTAGCATTGCATTCGGTACTCAAATATGTTTTAACAACCCAATTACCTACCAGCAACCACATTGTGTAAAATACAGCACCCGACTCATTAACAGCCCATCTAAATGCGTTACAGTGGGGCGTCATAGAGAGAAATGGTGAGATTAAAATTCCATACCAGTTTGTGGGTGTACAATAATATATGTATAAATGAGAGCAAATATGGTGCAAGAAGATCCATCCTATATAAAACATCAATCCTGGTTTTATCTTGTTGAAAGTGCGAATAATCGTCTTTTGTAATGGTTGTACATAGTCATTGGTCTGGCTACTGGATGATATTTGTTCAGGATCATCAATATCAGATATGTCACTGTTCGAATCGTCGCTTTGACAACATTGTTGTTTGTTTCGCAACACACGGCTAGGCATATTTATATTATTTTGGAATACATAATATAAATACAGTTACTTCAATTTTAAATCTTCAATGATCTATATTGTAATCGAGATGTTTGATGCATATACAGACCTATGAACGATTATTTCTCTCGTTACTTGTATGGTGTTCGTTTCTGCTTCTTAAATTCCGCATACTATCACCTAATGATGTTGGAGATGTAGAGGTCATAGTAAACATCTCTGTAGGGGTTTGGACAGTGTATTCTACATTTAGTGAACGATTATTCAAGTGATTTGCCGATAAATCACTATTCAATAGTTGTTGTGTAAATACATCAGACAATTCACCAGCAAATATATTCAATAGATTTTGTATATCGTTGCTTTCACGCATACCACCTCCAGCAGCACGCGTAGAATATTCATTTGCACCATCGTCATTTGCACCATCGTCATTTGTACCATCGTCATTATTATTTGTACCATCGTCATTATTATTTGCACCATCGTCATTATCATTTGCACTATCACCATCATCATTTGTACCATCGTCATCATTATTTGCACCATCGTCATTATCATTTGCACTATCACCATCATCATTTGTACCATCGTCATCATTATTTGATTGAGTTATCGCAGTTCTAATATCATAACGACAGACAGGACATATTACGCTTCTTGTGAACCATGTATTCAAATGATCGGTAAGAAAGTGATGTCCACAATATCTTATACGTGTCACACTATCATTTTCACGAAAGAGTCTTTGTGCAATAGGACAAGTTGCGTTTTCAATCTGTGAAAAGTCAATTACTGATTCTGTTGCATTTGCTATTTGTTGTGGGGTTGGACGCACAACAACGGGAGTTAAATGATCATAATTTACCCTGTTAAAAAGCGTAGTTGTAAATAGTGGCGTCATATTTCTGTTGGGACGTATTGTATTAGGTTGTGTATGGGTGTTTATAGGGTGGTTTCTAGGTACAGGTCTATCTATAGTTCTAGATCTCTGGGCTGGAACTGTGTGTTGTCTCCATGATGGCCAGTGTTCAAATAGTTCGCTTTCTGTATTGTGTTGTGTGTTTCTAGTACTAGTAGGTCGTCTATTATGTAATCGTCCGTCATATTCATTAATTGTTGGCTCAGAGCGCGCGATATTTTGAGACATATGGCGAATACCATCTTCGATTTGTTGAATTGTTTCCATAGTATGAGTATGGCTGGTAAGTGTATTTTCTAGCAATAAAGTATACAGGTCTGCATATCTATTGCGAAGTCTATTATTATTATATGATTGATTATCCATAATATAGTATACGAAGAAATCTTTTAAATATTTATCATACTAGTTTAAAAAAACGATGACATACTATTTAACAATAAATGAATATGGATAAAGGATTGACTGGACTGGCAAATTTAGGCAACACTTGTTTTATAAACTCGTGTATGCAAGTATTAAGCCACACTAATGAATTAAACAATTTTCTAGACAAAAATAATGGAGACTATAAAAATCGGGTATCTGCGTATCGCGATAAACAATATTTACTTGACTCTAAACTATTAATCGAATGGGATAGTTTGCGACAATTGATGTGGGAGGAAAATAGAGTAATATCGCCAGGAGGGTTTTTAAAAGCAATTCACTGTGTGGCAAAGAACAAAAAAAGAGAAATATTTACAGGTTATGCACAGAACGATTTGCCCGAATTTTTACTATTTATAATAGATACATTTCACAACGGAATGCGACGGGAGGTTGATATGGTGATAAAGGGTAGTTCTAAAAATAAAACGGATGATATGGCTATAAAATGTTTTGAAATGATGCGGGGTATGTATACAAAGGAGTATTCAGAAATATTGGATATTTATTATGGAATCCATGTGTCTTTAATAAAAAGTAAAGATACAGAATCAAAGGTGTTAAGTATAACGCCGGAACCGTATTTTATCATCGACTTACCAATGGATATTGATAAATCGAGTTGTAATATTATGGATTGTTTTGAGAAATATTGTTGCGAGGAACCAATGACAGGTGAAAATGGGTGGTTAAATGAAAAAACCAACAAATTGGAAGATGTAGTGAAACAGATTCAGTTTTGGAGTCTTCCGCAAATACTGGTACTAGATCTGAAAAGATTTACCTACGATGGTAGAAAGATTCAACGACCAGTTGATTTAGAACTAGATAACTTGGATTTGACCAAGTTCGTATCGGGGTATGATAAAGATTCATATAAATATGAATTATATGGTGTATGTAATCACAGTGGAGGCACAAGGGGTGGTCATTATACTGCTACAATAAGAGTAAAAAGCGGTGATTGGTATTTGTTTAATGACACAAATGTATCGAAGGTGAAGTTCGATGGATTAAATAATACATCAGGATATTGCCTATTCTATAGAAAAAAATTAAATGAGTAATATATATAAATGAATTTATCGTATGATTCGATACTAGGAATTCCAACAATTGAAAATACATCAAATAATGGTTCAAAATCAAATGTAAGTGCTCCATCGGCATTGTTCTTAGTAATAATAGCAGTAATATTTATCGTGCTATTTTCAAGTTTAGGAAATCACGGGGTGGCTAATACTGGTGAATCTAGCCAAAATGGGTCATCTACTTTATTGACTATTTTATTAGGTGCTGTTTTAGTAGTAGTCCTATTAGTAAATGGTCTACAATATTTCTACAACATTAATTTAACAGCAAAATTAGACAATTTGTTTACAATCAACCCATCTGTTGATTTAATAGTTGATCAAGAAACTCCCAGTGTATTAGAGCCGGTTCCAGAAATAACAGAAAAAAAACAAGTGTTTCATATTCCTGGTAATGAATATACATACGATAATGCGGAAGCTTTATGTAAAGCCTATGGGTCAAGATTGGCTACATATGATGAGGTAGAAGAATCGTATGGAGAAGGTGCAGAATGGTGCAGTTATGGTTGGTCAGATAAACAGTTGGCTTTATTTCCGACACAGAAAGATACATGGAACCATTTACAAACAGTAGATGGTCATGAGAATGATTGTGGTCGTCCTGGTATTAATGGTGGGTATATTGCAAATCCAAATGTGCGTTTTGGAGCAAATTGTTTTGGATACAAACCGAAAATTACACAAGAGGAAAAGGATATAATGAATTCTGCATCACTGTATCCCAAAACATTAAAGGATGCAAAAGAAGAAAGGTTAGTTGATTACTGGAGACAAAAAATCCCCGATATATTAGTGTCGCCATTTAATAAAAGTGTATGGAGTTTAATTTAAGCAGTGAGTGAGGATTTACACATCAGTTGTGTATATGCTGCTATTTTTACATTTTTAACTGAATAAACGACTATTCAGTTAAAAACTACTATATAAGACCCTCATATAAGATCTATTTGCTATTTTTTCTAGACATTTTTCGCTTCTTTTCTCTCTTGCTTCTTGTTTTAATAGCGTGTTTTTTTTTATCTCTCTGTTCAATCAATGTTAATAGTTTATCATACACAGTGTCTTCAATGACAAGATCTTTATTTTCATATTTAACTAAATTATTTTTTTGTAGTGATTTTTGAGTGTACAGTAAGCCCGCGGGAACGGCTAAGTCTTTTAGAATGGACATTATTGTTCCGCCACCATTTTGTACCTTAGTAAAATCTACGGGGTTACTATTATTTGCAATTGCGTCATTTAAAAGAGGAGAGTCTAGTATAAAACCACCACCGGTTAAATTTCCATCTGTTTCCAAAAACACGAAATCATTTTTTAAATCTAAATCTAGAAAATCCATATACATGATATGAACATAAATTAATTGTTGTAATACCGCTTAATATCTGGAACTACCTTTACATCGCGTTTTTGTTTGATATATTCCATAATATTTGCCACTTGATCCTCATTATTGATAATTTCACTTAGACAATTTTCCAAAAATCCTAGTGTAATTGGTGCGGTCTGTTTACTTTGAGCAAATTTAAGACGTCCATCAGATATTTTAATAGTAGATGTAGATAAATTGTTATCCTCTACGAAATCAAATATACCGTGTGATAATTCGTTGCGCTGCGCCCTGATATCTTTCGCCTGTTCGTTAATCTGTTTTAATTGGGAATCTAGATGTACCCATTTTTTAATATGTTCTTGAAAGCCGTCCATTATTATAAAATATGTTTATATATCTAAATATATTTTATATAGACTTTGAACTACATTTAACATTTAACGTCTTTTTCTGAAAGAGCGTTTTTTGTATGATTTTCGCATTTGTTTACTATTGCGTTTTCGGTGTGTTTTTTTCTGAAGTGCTAAAAGACCAAATGGTACAACCGCTTTTCCTAACATAGATACTAGACCACCTGCTGTTTTGCCTCTTTTGCCACCACCTACACATCCACAAGACCCGGCTTTTCTAGATCTTTTTCTAGAAAGACGACGGTTGTGTTTTTTACCTCCCGCCAATGAGGCAGAACGCGCTAAACTACTGTACATTTTCGGCATTTTTTTTTTACCACCCATCATAGGCGAAGGCCATCCCTTCTCTGCTACTTGGCAGCCTACATATTGAGCACCATCGGTATAAGAGCAACCAGATTCCACATTATCGTTACCACTATGTTCAGACATTATATACTAAATGAATATTTTATTTAGTATGTAAGATAATATGTAAGATAGTACAGTGTAAATTGTCGCTGTTGAACATTTAACGACGGCGTGTCTTTCTTCCTTTTTTCATTTGTTTTTTGCTACTACGACGTCTTCGTTGAGTTTTTTTTTGTAATGTGTAAAGTCCAAAAGGCACTAATGCTTCGCGGATAATACCACCTAAACTCATACCGCCCATTTTATTGCATGTTTTACACGATGCTTTGCTGCATCTATTTTTTTTACTGCATCTATGTTTTTTACCACCGGTCATCGTATTGAATGGTGCTGGGCTCATTTTATAATATCTACAAATATAATTATTTGAAATAAAAGGATTTTAAATTATTACGCAATAACAAATAAAATATGCCTAAAATCAATAAAAAACTAATCGTGACAAAAATAAGAGATAAGTAGATATATGGATATATTTCTTGAACAATCAAACTCACCAATGGTTTGAACAATTCCTTTAATTCTTTTTTAACGTCTTCCCTATCTAATATATTTAGACATTGTTCTATAAATTGTTCCTTCATAAATTATGATAGTAAAATAATTATGAATATTTAGCGTGTTCTAATCGCATATTAAAAATCTTATTTTCTGTATAATGGAACAAGAAATACATTTCACGACAAAAGAGTTTGATTTTTCAAAAGTATCCATTTCACAACCAGTGTCAGTACAAGGCGGTGCTTATTTTACGAAAATAAAATACGAGAGCACTCCACTCTATATACAGACAAACAAATGTTTAACAAAACAAGGGCTGAATGAAACTAGTAAGCGCGCATACATAGATTTGATGTATACAAATGATGATGATGAGATTATCGAGTGGTTTGAGTCACTTGAAACTAAGTTAATTGATTTAATATATTCCAAACGTGAATTGTGGTTTCAAAACGAAATGGATATGACCGACATTGAAAGCTATTTTAACCCAATTACTAGAGCATTTAAAGGAGGTAAATATCAATTAGTGCGAGTAAATATTCCTAAAAATAAGACAATGCATTCACAGTATAATTGTAATATGTATGATGAAAATGAAACATCTATTCCTGTGCAAGAATTAAATGACAATCAACATATAATACCTATATTAGAAATTCAGGGGATTAAATTTTCTGCTAGAAGTTTTCAGATAGAAGTTGTTGGGAAACAAATAATGTTATTAACAAATAAACCATTGTTCAATTCTTGTATGATTCGAAAAGATAGCTTGAGTACGCCTCCACCGTCAAAAGATGTATCCAGGGTTGAACCAGATTCCATTCTTGAACCAGACAATAAAGAATCATTAGATGAACTTATAAATGAGGATGCAGCAGTTACTACTTCTGAGCAAAACGAAAATATTGTGAACGATTTATTAGATGACAAAAGTTTAGGCGATAATGAGGCTGATCAAGACGATACGGATAGTGTTGATAATGAGAATAGTACCACAATTAAACCTGCATATAACAGTATTAATGAAACCAATTGTGATAATGTAGATGATACTAACAACCTCGATGATACTAACAACACTAACAATCTCGATGATAACGATGGTTACAATAACGACGTCAGTAACCAATTTAAAAATAATAATTCTTCGAATAGGCAAGATTATTTAGAAGAAGTTTCAGATAGTATTCAGATTAATGAAACATCTAGCACAAATCTGAAATTAAAAC